TCTCCTCCTTCAAGATCGTCACCTAGATTACTAACCTCGTGCAGTCTACCAGTATCCTTGTTAAAGAACAAGTGACAAGCTACACCAGTTTCACCAGCATACCTATTCTTTAGTACACGAATGGTCGTTGTGTTGGCTATGTTAGCATCATCTGATTGTTGGTTTCTTTCCATAGCTATTACACTGTCAGATAACTGAGCGATGCTCTGTGAGCCACGTAGATGTGACAAAGATACTTCTTTACCATCTTCGTGACCACTATCTCCATTAGCCCTACGTAGGTGACTAACAAGGATCAAAGCACAGTTGGTTTCTTCTACTAGACTACGAAGCTTAGTCATAAGAACGTCAATGTTCTTACGTTCGTCCATACCCTCTAAGCCTGAAACAAGAATAGATAAGTGATCTAGAAATACCCACTTACAATCAAGTGCCTTGACCATGTAACGAACACGGGCAAGTATCTCTTCTGTACTCATAGAACCAAAGTGGTCAAAGGCAAAGAACCTACCACTACCTACGGTATCGTTTTGCCACTTACGTAGATCAGCATCGTTATGGTTTTCTCTAACTTCTTTGATATACAGCCGCGAGTTAGCCTCTACTGACATAAGGTGAAAGATTGTAGAGCGTGTGTTCTCTTCCAGAGAGATAACGCCAATGTTCTCTCCTGTATTTTTAAGAACATGATGCATAAGCTCACGCATAACACTAGACTTACCAGTACCTGTACCCGCCGTTAGGGTTGTTAGCTCACCTGTACGAACACCATACAACTTCTCATTCATACCTTGCCACGGATATAGACAGGTTGTCTGATTAGTTTCTTCGTATAGGGCATCACCAACATCTTTGAGATTAATGATACCAGCAGGTGTAAATGCTTTAGCAGCCCACCAAGCCCTAGAAAAGTCTTCTGTCTTTTTAGCTTTAAGATATTCGTTAGCATCCTTCATCTTAGAATCAAGGAATACAATCTTACATTTGTTAGGTTCAAAGAGTTCAGCAACCTTACGGGCATTCTCCTGACCGGGCTGGTCCATGTCAAAACATACTACAATATTATCGTAGCTGTTGAGGAAGTCATAGCTACGCTTACAGTTCTTTACTGCTGAAGTAGCGCCATCCTTAATGGAAACCACAGGCCATTTTGATCCTAACATCTGATAGACAGACATAGCATCAATCTCACCCTCACATATGGTGATGTACTTACCCTTCTCCTGACAAATCTGTTGTCCAAAGAGAGTACCTGCTGACATAGCACCGGGTGGATCAGCGGCAAAGTTTTTAGTAGGTACATCACGTACCTTATAAGCTACAAGATTATTGTTTACATCATAGTAAGGATAGTAATGTTTTAATGGTTCGCCAGAGCTATTCTGTTGTAGACGCACACCATATTTGTCGGCTGTATCTTTTGTGATACCTCTATCTTTTAGTTCGGATATAAATCCTTTAGCTGTTGGCTTAGAGTGATTAGTAGAAATATCTAGTGGCATAGCCTCGTAATCCTCTGTTACATTTTCGGGTAGTACGTGTGTTCCACATTTGTGGCAATAAGTATGACCATCTGAATAAAGACTACCATTGTTGTCTGATGCACAAACATCACATGGTATATGCTTTACCCACTCACTATTTTCATGGTCACTATCTTTATTCGTCGAGTATCCTGTATGTAGCAATTGTTTCTCCATTACGTTTAGCTACAAAACCGTCGATAGTTTCTTCAATATCATATCCCATCTGGGATGTAAATATCTTTCTATCGCCTAGTAGTTTCCAGATATCTTCTTCGTAATTAGAATCCTCCACTTCTACTTCTGTATGTTTTGTTTTAACTACCACTTTCCACATCCTTTAACACTCCTCTTCTTCTTGATAAGAAAAGATATCTTTTACAAAGTCTTCATCAAAAGACATGAACTCTTCTGTCTCGTCCGAGGCAAATCTTTTAGATTCTTTTTTAGAATAACCTTCTTCAAGATACTGTTGATATAGTTCTTTAAAAATTGTTTTTCTATCTTTTTGCCATAAGTTTTTCATAGTATTTTATTATTATTATTCTTTTTTGTGAGGGTTTGGTATTTCATAATCACATTGTAAGCATACAAGATACTCCCATTCCATGTGACCGACAAGATGTTTTTCATTACATTCTGGGCATACTATAAGTTCTCTTGTGTCTTCTCCTTCGATAGGACCAAATATCAAAGAACTCATATCGGGCATTTCAAAGTCTTCTTCTGAGAGAGCTTCTATTAAGTTATTATATTCTTCTACTTGTTTAGGATCAGAAGGAGAATAACCTAACTCTAACATTTCTATATTACAAAATCTCTCATAAGTAATTTTACCTTTTTCAAGATTATTACGTGCGTGATCTGCAAAAGATATTATTTTGTCGGTAGAAGATACCGGAACTAAGATGCTCACCGACCTTGACCTCTATACCTTTTAAAAGAACGACGCTTTTGTTTGTTCTTTGGTCTACTGTTTACGGACTGACCAATACTAGTACGCATATGTTGTTTAACCCAAGCAGGTTTGCTTGTTCCTGACGGTTTCTTAGTTGCCACTTGTAAGCTCCTTCCATGAAATAGGATAGATAGAGGAACAAATACTGTCCCACATTTTTGCTAAGTCTTGTATCTCTTTCTGGGCATGACTGTCAATCCTTAATTTATAAGCTCTAGCAAACGCTGAAAGAGAACCAGTAACATAATAACTCGTATACATAGACTGAGGCAAACACATTCTTGCTTGTTCTGGTGCTATACCTGTTAATAATAGATTGTCATAAGTTTCTTTAGCTTCAATTAAGAATTTATTATATGTTTCTTTAGCTAATCCTTGTGATGCTATCCCCTCTTCTGAAGAACCTTGTTTAACATTTTCTGCTCTCTTACGCCATACATCAGGGTGGTAGAATGTTGGATCACTATCAATATACCTTCGTGACTCTTCATTGTAACTAAAACCTACAGTATGTTTAAACCTTTGTCTAGCTACAAAGATTGGCACTTCTTCCCGTACTGTAATCATACAGTGAGTAAACGGCGTGAAGTGATTATGTTTTGCTAAATATTTTATAAGTTTTTTATCAGCTATACATAAGTCTTTTTCTGTACTAGCCCAAGTCGTATCATAAACATACTCACTTTCTTTACTAAAAGAAACTCTTGCTGCATTGACAACTGATAGATCGTCACCCATAGAACTTATAAGTTCACACTTCATAATTTCTTATATCCCGTATCTGTAGTGTAGTACACTGAACGTATTCCAAATTCTGCTATACACCTACGACAACCTATACATGGTTTAGCCATAGTTGCTTTATATATTTTATTATGATCCTTTTTTTTAACTCTTACAACTAATAAAGTTGCTTTCTGTAAGTCATCTACAGATAGTTTACGTAAAGCACTTTTAATAGCAGAAACTTCTGCATGTAGATGTATGGCATGTATTGTGCTACCAAATCTAGCTTGGAAAGGATCAGTCTTATAACTATTTATTCCCGTACTTACTAACATATTCTTATGAATTATACCAGCAGCTAATCTAAAACATCTTACAGGTTCTTCAATACTTTCAGCTACACTAATAAGATGTTTAAAGTGTTTATCAATATTCATTATATAACTTACTTATAAAACTTATGAAGTCCTGCTCTACCTAGATACTTTTTATGTTTAGCCCAAGAAGGATTAACGTAAATTGCATGATAATATAGTGCTTCACCAAGAAACTCTACACTAACATCTTCAAGAACTAAGTAAGCTATTTTTACAACTTTTTCATAAGCTACTCCATTATAAATTGTCTCTTCTTTACCATCACAGTAGTAAGAAAACTGACATTGGTGCTTAATTAGTTTGCCGTGCTTTGTCTTATTAGCCTGATGTACTACACCACAAAATGTGTTAGGAAACTTAGAAGATTTAACACGATTGTAAATAACATTACCCACAGCAAGTTGTGCAATAAAACTTTCTGATCGTGCTTCAAAGTATAGAGCTTCAGAAAGACAGTCTACTTCTTCTTCTAGGTTTTGAGCAATAACTGTTAGTGTAAAGAAAATAGAAATAATAAAAGATAGTACAAACAGCAAAGTAAATTTTATCATTTTGTAAATAGGGGCAGTAGAACATCGATGTATGACCGTTTGTTCTACCACCCCCTCCTTTCTATCTTTAATGGATAGTCACGCTACCGGTTGAAATGTCTTGGTAAGCTTCATCAGCCGTAGACATTTCGCCTTGCTCAACCCAATCGTCATAGCCGTTGAGAAAATTATTTATATCTTCAACAGGGACATCCTCTAATACACCGCCAACAACAGAAAGAAGATAATCTTTCATATAAGGGGGAATATCTAGGTGGGTTGTGTATTTATAGCGCATGAGAAACTCTCCTATAAAGGGTTAAAAGTTACGCAGTGACATGCTCCACAAAGTCTTTCCACGTAGGAGAAGAAAGCCATTTGGTGACTTGTTCACTACGTTTGTACAGCGTACCACCATCTCCAGCCTTTGTCAAATCAAACCGACCATCATCGTCGTGAGACGCATAGTGGGTCATAGCTGACTGTACAGAGAAGAGATTATCTCCACGTTCTTTAACCTCATCCATCCACTGAGCGAACAGACGATCAGCTAGACCACCATCACGTTTCTTTTCTTCACGCTTGGTCTTGGTAAGCTTATCAAACAACTGCTGCACCTTCAATGACGATCCTACCTTAGTGTCAGCATACCTCTGATACATCTTTACAGATTCTTGATGACGATCCATTGAGTATGCAAATGCCTCAATAAATCCATCAGTAGAAAAGTTCTGACTATGACGCTTACGAGTAACATCATATGTACCATTTACCATACCATTAGTACAGAAGAAGTCTATAACGCCTGACCAGAAGGTAACGCTACCCTTACCATCAAAGCTGTTCTTCATTACAAAACGTAGGCCAAGGTTAGTCTTATGTCCTGTAGATGTTTCAATCTCTGACTTAATAGAAGGAAAGATATATTCAGCATAGCACTGTAGACCATTAGCAGCGACGGTATCTTTGATCTGTACATCTTCCAGAACAAGGGGATCAAAGAAGTTAATCATCTGACGCTGTAGTGGCTCAAGAATTTCTTTATTCTCTACTACACGATACTTATCATTAACAACATCAAGATAAGTTCTATCATTATTATAACCATTTGTACGCATAAGCATCTTTTTATTAGGTGCTTTATCTCCACTATGTAAACCGTACACTGGTTGTGTAGATACGTTGAAAAAGATTTCACGATTGTCTTCATTGGTGTTGAGAAGATGTTCCATAACTTTAATTTCCTTTAGGTTCAGTTAAGTTCAGTTATTGAATCGTATACTGCATTCATCCTACTTCTACTTCATTAGTATATTCTAGTTTATCTGTACTATCTACAAACATCTTAAACGTAACCTCATTACCCTGTTTGTCTGTAGCTGTAACATTAATGGTTGAGAAGTCGATAAACTTCTTTTCTGTAATTTCAAGTTTAGTTATATGGTGTGTAGTAATTTCACTATTACTCATTTTACTTCCTCGAAAACTATCTGTTTCTTTAAGTGTTCCAATCGCCAAGAACTATCAATTAGTTTCCTGTACTTTGACATCAACATGTCACCCTCGTAGTCTCCTATATGTTCTACTACGTCAACAATATTATCGTGTACTTTAAGAATGTACTCTTCTAAAGTATAACTATACTTATCGTCCGCAGAATAGTCCCACTGATATTTCTTAGTCATTGTATTCTATCTCCATCTGTCCTTCGTTTCTAACAAGACCCTTTATAAGTTCTTCTTCAAACTTAGTCAACTTATTTTTTAGCTCTCTAACAAACTCTATTTTTTCTACCTGCTCCATAGCATTAAATTTCATATCATCTTCAAACATCTCTATTCCTCTTTTAGTTTAAATTGTTTAGTACTTACACCACATGCATTAAGAAAAGAAATACCATCAAAGTTTCTATATTCTTCTGAGAAGATAACCTGCTTAATACCTGACTGATAGATTAACTTTGCACATTCCATACATGGTGCATGGGTAGTAACTAACGTAGCACCTTCTCCGCTCTCATTGGACCTAGCAAGTTTAGCTATTGCATTAGTTTCTGCATGTAAAACCTCTGATCTAGTTACAAGTTTAGGCTCTGCTAACTGCTTATCACCCTCAAAGAAAGACTTGTATTCACATTCATTGTCCCATCCATGAGGTGTACCATTATATCCAATAGAAATAATTCTATTATCTTTTACTATAACTGCCCCAACCTTTAGGCGTAATGCGTGAGAACATTCAGCAAAAGTGTATGCTGTTTTCATAAACGCTTTTAAGTGTTTC